TGTTGCTTGTATATCTGTTACTGCCATATAAATTCTTTTATTATATATAGGGGACCGAAGCCCCCTATATATTGTTTGTTATTCTATAGTAACTCTATGCTTACAGCATCTAGTCTAACTATATTTTCAGCGTGAGCTACGCTCCAATCCATGTTAAGAGCCACAGCTAAGGCGCCAGTTGTATCTTTAGATGTTAAAGATGTTGCCGCTATAACAGTAGTTGCCCCTAAAGCGTCAGTTCTTATTTCGGAAATTGCTGTCATAGTTCCAGCAGAACCAATTTTCTTTACATGAACATCAGCCCATACATATACTATATCAGAATCAGCAACGTCAAGAGCTGCTCCAGTAGCGATAGCAGTACCACCAAAATTAAGAACTGGTGTTAATGTATCTGTACTATTATTGTCAGTCACAGTAGCAAAAGCTTTTACTCTGACAATATTGCCTGGCTCTAACGTATCAGCTGCTATATTGTATGAAAACAAATCAGCAGCGTCAGTTGAATTAGTATGTGTAACTTGGTCAGCGCTTTGGTAAAGAAGCTGAACCATTGATGAATCAGCTTTGTTTTGTCCGTATAAAGGGTTAGCCATGATTACCTCCTATTTCCAGACCGCATGGGCTTCTGGCATTTGCCATTCCATACCGGCCTCAGTTTGAATTAAATCAACCCTACGGTCAACACCACTATTCTCAAGTGTTTGGACACCAACGTAAACCGCTGTATCACGATTTAGTCCGTTACCAACTAATGGTCTATATTTACAATATTTCATATTAGCTGCTAACATCTTCACGTTAGTCCCGTCTAAGTGAACATTACGACTTACATTCATAACTCCATAAGGAGTATAAATCTGTGTAATATCTACACCAAAGACGTTTTTCTTTCCACCAATGCTAAAGTCTGACCTTCCAGCAAAACGATTTGAAGAACCTAAATCGGTCTTAGCAACGTTTGCAGTAAAGTATCCACTTAGTTTGTGTAACCAATTATAAACATCAGTTGGAACTAAGAATAGAGTTGCACTTGCATTGTTGTATCGTGGGTCTAAGAATTGAGACATGTCATCAAGAAAGTCATCTTGTGCTTTTGAACCAGTTCCGCCCATTCCACTTCCACTAAAGATATTACCATAGCTTAAAATGAAATCAACAGCGCCTTGAGTATATTGAACACCATCAGTAGATGCTTGAGAACCAAACAACAAAGCTGTTTCAATATCCCATTTGTGTTCAATCAACTTTTCACGCCAGATTCGTGCAAACTCATTTGGTTCATACTTGAGAACGGTAGCACGAGTTGTGTTATCCATTGCCATAGCAGTTTTCCAAATTTGAGTACGACCATATCCAGTTGAGAAAGGTTGGTCTTTCCAAGTTTCTGGATAACCAGTTCCTTGAGCGTGAGCACTACCAATTACATATGTTCTTTTACTTTCAAGAGAACTTGAAATTGATTCATCATATACTTGAGTATCAACATCATCACTAGACCATCCAGCTATGTAATCAGCACCAGAAACAGTAGGAACTCGCACAACTGAACAATCAATTTGAACAACTTCTCTAGAGTCTTTGGTTAAGCTATCAGTAACTTTTGTTATCTTAGCTAGAATATGGTCAACTGCAGCTCCACCGCCATCTGTAGATGATACAGGAATTTTTACAACTTGACCAGCAAGAAAAAATGCAGGTCTTGTTCCAGTTGCACCTACAGCAACAGCATCACTTGATTGACCATAAACACTACCTCTGTTACCAGAGTTTTTATAGTCTGTTGCCATATATAATTTAATAGTGTCACCTTGTGACATTGAAGTTGGTGCGGCTCCATCGTTAAATGCTGTCAAATCAGCATCTCCAGCTGTACCACCTACAACTTCAGTTCCATCATTTTCAATCCATCCACTTACATAAGCATAACGCTTATGAAATGAAGGTCGTCTTTCTGTGAATTTAAACTCGGGGTCATCTGTTGGTTTCTTCGATAGTTTTGATACCATTCTAAAGAAAGGGTCTTGAGCTATATTTAGTTCAGAAACTCTATCTCCAAAATTATATTTTCTACGAAGTACACCAGTATTGAGGTCTGTTCCTAATCTTGGACCAGCAGCACCAGCGGCAACATCAGCAGTTGACTCGAGCGAAAATAAGTCAGCCATTTTAGCCTTCTCCTATTTTAAGTTAAGACATCTGGCTATTAATTTAACCAAATGCCGATTCTAAGTCCTTGTCAATACCTAAAATAGAATTAAACAATTGGTCGTCTTGAGAAGATTCAACTTGCTGACTACCAGTAGTCGCTAGAGATTGTGGACGTTCATTTACGTTCTTCATCTGCTGAGCAACTTGATTACTAGCGTCTTTAGCTATATTTGTTTCCCTAGATTCTCTATTCTTTAGATAATAAATATCATCAAGAGTAAGAGTTTTTTGTTTAGCAAAATTTCTAAAATCATTCCATTCGTCTTCGTTCATTTCGTAACGTTGGCGAAAATCTGATTCTTGAGATAGTCTCTGATTCTCAGCTTTTTGTCTACCTAAAGTATCATTCAACCTTTTTTGTACAACTCCATCAATGGTTGATTGAAGTACTCTAGCAGAGTCAGAACCTGGGTCCGAGACAGCTTCGTCAGGGTCAAATACAAAATCCTCATCTAACTTTAATTGTTCTTTCATATTCTTAGGTGCTTGACCACCACCCTCAAAATAGTTCCTCACATGAGTTACTAAATTAGGGTCGTCTTTCATTGCATTAATGATAGGTACATAAGGTTCAAGCTCATTCAGTTTACCACTAAGTCGTTTACCTTCTTTACTTGAATCTGCATACCTTTGTTTCAAGGTCTCAACTTCGTCTTGACCTTGTGTTTGACCTTCGCCCTGAACGTGCTGAGGCTTGTTATCGCCCGACGCAGATGATACAGAAGTGTCAGCTTCTTCGAGTATTCCAGAATTTACGCTTCTATCTAAATCAGCAAAAAAGTCATCAGATACAGCTTCTTCTGTCACATTATCTTCGAGGGCACCGATGTCCACTTGGTCAACCGATGCGTTGTCTACTTGTTGTTCCATACTCATTTTTCTCCTTTTGTGTTATTTGAAATATAATATTACTGGAATGAAACATAAAACTATTTTTCCTTGACATTAGGCATTCTACCTTGCTCGGTTTCTTTAACATCTCTAGCAACTTCTTTCATGTCCATTTGAAGTTGTTTTCTAGCTGTGTCAAATTCACCTTTCATAAGATTCCTTAATAGCTTTTGTTGAGCCTGTGTATCTAGTACACTCTTTTGACTTTCCATACTTCCAGTTCTCACTTTGTCTTTAATACCTGCTTGTACTAATTGACGTTCTAATGTTTCAATAGTTCCGTCTTTATCCTTTAATGATTCTTCCATTTGTTGCAATTGAGATTGTAATTGAGAATACAATGACTTTCTTTGTAGTAATTGTTTCTTACCTCGTATGTCTGTTTCAGCAACCATAGCCACATCATCAATAAGACCAGATTGAAACCATCTAAAATATTCTTCAATCAAAGCCCACCTATTAACAGGGAGCGTTGCCCCAGATACAATTCTTACATCAAACTTAGCAGCTGAATAATCCATCCACTTTCCAACAGCTTGTCCATAATCATTATAAATTGGGATATTAATTCTTATTTCTTTTTCTTGCTCTTCAGGACTTTGACCAGCTTCAGGCTGAACAATTCTAAATACCTTATCAATTTGATAGGTTTGTTGAGCAATCTCTTTAAATACTTTTCCTAAATGTTCAAGGGCAGGTTCTACAGTATTACCCATCCAAGCTTTAATTCTTCTTGTTCCATATTCATCGTTAGCTAATAATCCTCGATATGTCTCAGGTTGCGCTCTTGCAATTCCCATCATTGATGAATGGATACCAGCAATATATTCTATATCAGATTTACCTTCCTGAGTAACACTATAGAAAGCATTATTAATACTAGCAGGTAAGACAGGAGTTGGAGGTTGAAACCCCTGCCTATATTTCAATAAAGCACCTGGAGCGGAAGCATATTGCTCCCATTCTCCTTCGGGTACAGAGCCTTCTTCATATAACCATCTCAAGTTAGAGGCAAGGTTGGCATTATGAAGCATTATTTGATGTGCCTTATTTATTTCCTGCTGTTTACCTATTAATGGTGTAACAGCACTCATTGGATAAGGAGTGCCTGTGTATGTGTAAGGGATAGGAACGATTGGATATTCTTTTTGATTTAATAAAAACTCATATAAGAATGTATCGTCACCAACACTACATACTAGTTTTATTCTTTCTTCATAGAAGTCAATCGCTTCAACTATGTTAGCAGCAACTGATTCATTCTTAATTAGAATACCATATTCTTTCTTTGTAATAACCTTTTGTTCAATTCTTGATGCTCTATCTTGAGCCATAGACATTAGTTCAGCTCTTTTCTCTTGAACTGCTTGTTCAGCCATTTTCTGAGCACGCTCTATTTCAAGCTTTGCTCTTTCTTCTATTATCTCTCCAGCTTCTAACGCTTCTTGTATTTGTTTTTGCTTTTCTAATAATCCAACTTCTGTTTCTCTTTGAAACTCTTCAAGTTGAACAGAGACAAGCCTTCTTATTTCTTCTAACTCTTCTTCTTTAGGAGGTATCTTTATAAATACATTGACGTATGGAATCTTTACCTTTTGGTAACATTCGTAGTATGATACAATATCATCATCTTCACCCTCTATCGTCAAGCCCATTGTAATATCTTCAGGTAGAATACTATCAGATGTAACAGTATCTCTTTGAGAGTAAGTTACTGTCTCAGATTCTCCACCTGCATTTTTAATCTTAGATTTGTACTTAG